TTTCTGAGCAAATACTTCTTCATATGCTGTTAGAGCATCCTCAAAGGCCTGCTTCCTATTGTTGAATCCTTCTGCAAACTTGTTGGAAACTTTTACAGACTCTGAATAGGCTGTAACTTGAAGGTCTGAGAAAGAATTAATTACTATGTCTTGAAAATAGGTGGAACTTTCTTCAAATCCCTTTTTTAGACCCTCCACTAGATCTAGGCCTAGTAAGTACCACTTCTTGGATGGGGATTGTGTTTGGCTTTCATTTCGTGCTCCTTGCTCTGCCTGCGCTGCAAGTCGTGCACCAGCGTTATTAACGGCATAATTTTGGGATTCTAGGCCTGCTACAAGGCCATTACCTACATCTACTCCTACGCCTTTGAATTCCCTGAAGGCATCGTTACCAATCTTCTCTGCGAGACCTACAAGATTGACTCCTAAGTTCGTGATTGATTTTGTCCACCCTGCTCTATTGAGCCACTTGTCCACTTCAGTGTCTTTAAAGCCAGCAGTAACAAACTTCTTCTTTAACTTGCCAAATGACTTTTCCATCCATGCATTGACTTCTTCTTCAGTCCACCCTGCATCAAGTCGTTGTTGAGCGCCACTATAGATCTGACCAGCACCTTCATTAAGTAGATCGATGGCAGCAATCCCCTTCTTAGATGCCAAATTGAATTTGGTTCCTACATCTTCAAGGTCTTTATTCAATTCAAGGAAGTATGTTGCAAGATTGGTTCTAGATGCCAACAGGCTTGAAGCCTTGTCATATTCCTTCAGATTTGCAGTTGCCATCTTGAGAGCCTCTGCATGATCCAATTCTGCTTTTGCTGCAAGTTCAGATGCAGATGCTTTGTATTCAAGGAGGTATCTAGTGCCCTCTACGGTCGTTCCGTACCGTCCCATGGAACGATCCATTGCAAGCAATGCTTCTTCAGCCTTTTTAGTTTCCTCAGCAGCAGTACGTTCTGTATTGCCCAACCAATAAATGACGTTACCCAAGGCAATAAGTGGGTCATCTGCGTTGGTAATAGCAGCAAAGAAGTCGCTCCAATTCCTCTGAAGGGGTTCCACCTCATTGGCTGCCTGTTCTGTGGCAGGTGCGAGTTCCATAACCTTAGAAATCAGAACACCTAGGCCAGCAATGAAATCACCCATAACTTGGCCTGTTTCCTCAATCAGGCCTGCCATACCCTCACCACCACCCATTGCACGGTTCATGGATTCAATGGCTGTCAAGAAACCGCCTCCAATGCTGGCAGTCGCGTTCTCAGTGGCTGCTTGGAGTGTTCGCATTGTGTTCGCAATACCGTCACTTGTACGTTCAAAGTCTCCTACTGCCACCCCTGCTTGAGCCCAAATCTGATTATTTGCCCCTAAGACTTTCTGCTGTGCTGTGAGAGTGCCTGTGACTTCCTTGCCTGTAGCGTCAAATACGCCTTGTTTAAGGGTGGCATCATCTAAGAAGATTCCATACTTTCTCAAAGCCTCGTTTTCCCCTCTTAAACCCTGCTGAATGGCGGATAGAGCATCATTCACAGAGGTGTTGTAGAAGGAAGCCAAATCAGCAGCAAGACCTGTGAGATCTTGGGAAAAGGCCACCGTTTCTTGACCTGCAAGGCCTGCTTTGGTGGCATAGATGCCAAATGTGCCAGCAGCATCTAGAGCAGCACCTGTTGAGAGACCCATGGACACGGCAGCACCTTTTGCCCAAGTCTCCATATCAGCGGCTTGATTGCCAAATATTTGAGTGGTTTTAGAAAGTGTTTCTTGCATATCAACAGCAGAGCCAATGGCTATCTTGGCGAAATCCACAACCTTGTCCACGGCAAAGGCTCCTGCAAGAGCAAAGCCAATATTAGTGAGTCCCTTTTGAAATCCTGATAATCTATTGTTTACCTGATCGACACCTTTATTAATGCCATTTACGTCAGCAAGAAACTTTAAGACAACTTTATTACCAGCCATTATTTATCCAATCCATACTTTCTAATTATACTATTAACTTCATTTTCTAGTTGTTTAATAGCGTATGGACCCTCTGCTGTTGCGACCCTTGTCATCCAAGGATTCTTACTTATTGTTTTAGTTCCAAAATGAACAAATGGCGCATAATATGCCTTCTTACTACCGCTATAAATATAGACACTATTTTGTCTTTTCGATTGCTTTACTGTGGCCTGCAATCTGCCTGATTTCACTGGAGTACCAGCCTTCACCTTGGCTGTTGCGCGAGAACCAATACGAGTAAAAGCGCCTTTAAGGTCTTCAACCTCTACGCCTAGTTTCTTAAGGGTGCGAATAGTCTCTTGCAGACCTTCTGCTGTCACCGTTTTACTCGCCATGCATTTCTGCGTGAGCCTCTATGAACGCTGCACGCTCTCCTATCGTAAGTTTTTTGTATTCACTAGGACTAATACCAGTTGCGAGACAGAACCTTGCTTGTTCGTAATCTCGTTCCTCTCTTAGTCCTTGGTAAAAGGGTCAGACTCAAGAAGAGCATTGATCTCTTCCATGTTCATCTTCCCCGCCATTTCGTAAGTAAACTTTGGGTCTTCCTTACGTTTAATGACGAATGCAATTGCTTGCATCAGTTTTCCTTTTGGTGCTGAAGAATCACCAAGTGCAGCGAATGGCTGTCCTGACTTATCTTCAACTTCTGCAATATCTCCAACGGTTAATGTGTTTAATGACATTTTTCTCTCCTTATAAATTGTTAAGGAAGTAGGGGAGGTATTTCACTCCCCTACCACCATAATTATGAAATTGTTTTTGTAACTGTGTTGTCCTTGACGCTGAATGTGTAAGACCATGTGAATGCATCGTTTCCTGCACTCCCACCAACCTCTGGGAAAGCGCCAGCATCAATAGTTGCTGTGCCTGTGTAATGAGGTTGAGTAGCAGTGGCTACTGCATTGCCATGTGGCTGAAAGGTGAAGTCGAGTTCTCCACCACTTACTGCCGCATCCCACACGAGGGTGTGAAGTGACTTGTCTGCCGTTGTAGCACCATCATCTGTTGATTGGACTGCTTCAACGCTGAGTTTCCAGACATTTCCATCTGTCGTTGTGGAAGCATCACAGAATGTGGTTACAGCATCTGCTGTAGCAGTGTCTGCTGCCTCTCGTAAGAGAGTTGCTGAAATCAGGTCACACTCAAATGGTTCTCCATCAAATTCAAAGACTAAGCCTTTTCCTTTAATTCTTGTTCTTGCCATATTAATCAAATCCTTTCTAAGTCTGTATTTCTTTATTTGTGAGAAGTCTTATTCTCACTCCAAGATATTGCGCTCCATTGATTTCCAATGCCTCAGGTTGTTCAACACTTTCAATGTCAAAAGTCTCAAGATTGTCAATGGCAGCACATATAAGTTGGTCTAGTTCATCTGTAGCAATCTCATTAGTTGCATTACCTGCTAAAAGAACTACATTTATTCTTACTACAAAATCACTAAATGATTGGCCCTGTGTCATATATGGGCTACCAGCCTCCAAAACAGCAGCAGGTGGATTTACACGAGAGGGAATAAATTCGTGCACCGTCACACCTGCCGCTGCCAATTGGAGAGCAACTTCATCTCTAACACTGCGAAGGGTGTTCATCACACGCCTCCAACAACGTAGCGTTGAAGAAGTGGATAGGTAGATGACATGGGATCTCTAGCAATTCGTATTGGAGCACCGTCAAATGCTGCAAATTGCGATATGCCGTTAGGGGCATTACGCCTGTGATACAACTCTGATCCAACCTGCAAATAGGCATCATCTAGCACATCTGCTGGAACTTCATTGTCACCAACGAAACTCTCAACGAGATGTATAGATGTGTTTAGGCAAGTAGTCAAAAAGTCGTTATCACTAACGCTTGCTCCTACAAAGACCCTCAGATCATCAATGCCAATCATTAGGCAACTGTGACCTTCACGATTGCGTTAGGCATTGGTGTGGCAACTGCCATGTATCCATAGACGCTGAAGTCCTTGGTAAGTGAAGTAATGTCCTCATCGCTGAGACGTAGTGGCGCACCAGCAGACTCATAGGTAACTAGAGCCTCACGGTTGGAGATATAGCAGGAGCCTGCGGCCAGTGCTGCATCAACAACAACTGGAAGTCCACCAATGGATGCTGATAGACCAACAACATTGCTTGCTCCAACACCATTCATGTTTCCACCAACAATTGGGCGATCATTACTATCAAAGAGGACTGCAATCTTCTTATATACGTCACCTGAAACAAGGATGAATTCTGGGCGAATGCCAAACTCGCCATTGAGTGCTAGTGCAGCATCTGCAATGCCTCCATACCAACCAGCAGCAGTTCCATCTACAGAACCAACGCCTGTGGCTCCTGCAAGGGCAGCGATTACTTCAGCGTTTGTGCGCTTTGCGTAGGTCAGTGCCATTGCACGGAATGCGACATCTAGGTAATTGACTGTTGAACGCTCAATAACTTGGCGTGACATGGAGGTCCATCCTCCAAAAGTCTTAACAGCAGCAGTTTCGCTAGCAAGTTCAACCTTGCCAAATGCGAGAACGTCACCTTCAGCAGCCTGTAGATCAACATCTGTTGTGTCTGAGGACAGTACTGGGTATTCAATTGACATACCGCTTGCTGGGAGTGAAGATGTGCGGAATGCACTGAGTGTTGGACGACCAGCATCTACTAGGCGCACAACGTCAGAAATCCATACATTTTCTGAGATGCCGTCTGCTAAGACACCACCATTAAATACACGCTTGGCTAATTCTTGAGCAGCATCATCATTTGAAGCAATGCCTTTTACAAAGTCTCCGTATGATCGAATTACTGGAATGCGTGGTGCAGGTGCTACATCTGTAGCAACAGCAATCTTGCGATCAAGTTCATCAATGGCTGTACGAAGTTCTTCCATTTCGTTTGTGTTTTCCATTTTAATTTGTTTCCTTTCAATTAAGTCTTTATTTGCTTCTTCCTCTCTGATAGAAAGAACTGAAGCATTGTTATAAGCAGGGAATGGAACAACGGAAATTTCTCGCAGTCGTACTTTTGTGCGAACTACAGTTCCCTCGTCATCCCTTTGATCTTCAACTGGCATGAAGCCAACTGAGAATTTATTTAATACGCCGTCTATTAGCAGCGTTCTAACCTCATTGCCTTTTGGTGTATCAGAGATACTGGCAGTAATGAGGAATCCTTTATCTGTATCTTGTCCATGGACTACTTTGCCAATTGGCTCTTCATGTCCATAGAACAGTTTTACGTCTTCAACATCTGTGATTGCTCCTCTTTGGAAGCGTTCTTTATATCCACCAACAGATATGGTGTCGTCCCAAGGAACCGCAATTCCTGTAACGGTTCTGCCGTCATCAGTTACTTCTCCTCTGAACTCTATTTGTAAATTTTCCATAGTAAATCCTTCCTAGACAGGTGCACCGTCTTGTGTCATTGGTGTACCGCCGTCTAAACCTTCTGAGGCTCTTATTTCCTCTGTTGTGATTGCTCCAAGTTCAAATAGGCCTTTATAGGCCTCTACACGAGATTTAATGTCTGCCCTAAGCAATCCATCCAATTTGAATCGTGCCTGCTGTCCTCTAGGGAGAACGTCTGACAAAGCGCTCTCAATGGCAGTCAGGTACTGGGTAAGCGTTGTTTGGATATATGCCCTTGCTAGGTCTTCTGTCGTTGAATATGTGATTGAGGACCCTTCAATGCCTATACCTAGCCAAGAGGCAGGAATGCCAAAGAGTCTGCCTATTTGGGCAGTTGAGAATTGTTGATTTTCTAAGTATTGG